TGGGTGTTCTGCTCGCGCCGTTGTCAGGATGCGTTTCACACGCTGTACGGCAACTGGCTGCGGGTCAAGGAAGGCCACGCCAACATCAAGGGGGTCACGATGATCGATCCATCTGATGTCGAACTGGCCGCGATGAAGAAATGCCTCCGGTCATTCGGCGAGGCGGCAGGCGAGATCGGCTTTTCCAAACCGCTGGGCGACTACTCCGAAGCGGAGGCGCTGCGGGTGATCGATGCCATCGTCACCTGTTACACCGAGGCGATGGTTGAGCACCACGAGGAAACCAAGTTTCCGCCGGTGCGCGGCATGGCTCCGACAACCGATCCGATGGCCAGCCCCTTCGCCGACCTGGAGGACGACCTGCCTTGGGAGACGAAGCCATGATCGACTTCAACTCCTCATCGAGCATCTCCGGCCAGATCACCGCCCTGGTCGACGCCGGGATGCAGCAGGCTCGCGCCCGCCAGCCGGAACGCCAGTACCTCGGGGCGTCGCGTCTCGGCGTGGCTTGCGACCGCGCGCTGCAGTTCGAGTATGCCAAAGCGCCCGTCGACCACGGACGTGAGATTCCCGGGCGGATGCTGCGCATCTTCGAGCGCGGCCACGTCATGGAGGACTGCATGGTCGCGTGGCTGCGGTACGCGGGATTTGACCTGCGCACCCGCAAGGCCGACGGCGAGCAGTTCGGATTTTCGGTGGCTGATGGTCGCCTGCAGGGGCACATCGACGGCGTCATCGTCGGTGGTCCCGAGGGCTTTGCATATCCCGCGCTCTGGGAATGCAAATGCCTCGGCAACAAATCTTGGAGCGACCTGGACAAGAAGGGGCTGGCAGTTTCCAAACCCATCTACGCCGCGCAAGTGGCGATCTATCAAGCCTATCTCGAACTGCACGAGCACCCGGCGATCTTCACGGCCCTCAACGCCGACACGATGGAGATCTACACCGAGCTCGTGCCCTTTGACGCAGCCCTGGCCCAGCGCATGTCGGATCGGGCGGTGAAGGTCATCACGGCAACTGAGGCAGGAGAACTCCTGCCGCGCGCTTTCAATGACCCGACCCATTTCGAATGCCGGATGTGCGCGTGGCAAGACCGCTGCTGGAGGACAACGCCATGAAGAATTTCTATTCTCAACCGCAGGTAGTGGAGCCGATGGTCGGCGCGCAGCAGGCCGCACGCACGTTGGGACTGCCGCTGCATTTCCTTACCAAACCTCGCAGCCGCACGTCGAAACGCATCCCGCACTATCGGGTCGGCCAGATGGTTCGCTTTCGGATGTCGGAGCTCTCTGCGTGGTTGGCAACACATGGAGGCATTCATGAGTGACTACCGTGTCCGCATTTCAGTTCGCAATGCCCGTCTGCTGCGCGCAATTGAGCAGGCAGGCTACAAGTCAGGTCCGCAGTTCGCTGCTGCTGTAGGAATCAGTTACAGCGGATCGCTGCTGCCTTACCTCAATCTCACGCGATCTCCTCTGAATTGCGAGGGGCTGTTACGGGAATGTGCGTGGGCCTTGTGCGACTTCCTGGGCGCATCGCCATCAGACCTGTGGTCGGATAGCCAGCTGCAGCCACTCAAAAAAAACCATTCCAGCGTTGATTTGGATGTGGATCGATTGCAGGTGCTGATTGCAGGTGGACGCGCACCCGCCGACCCTTTGCGTATCGCGAGCCACATGCAGGCTGGCATCATCCTTCAGGATGCCATCAAATCACTAACGCCTCGCGAAGCGAATGTCATCCACGCACGCTTTTTCATTGGCGATTCACTCGACGAGCTTGCGGAGAAGATGAATGTCACGCGTGAGCGCATTCGTCAGATCGAGTCCAAGGCACTGAGAAAGCTGCGTCATGAATCGCGCATTCCACGTGATCTGGCCGGTATCGCAGATGTCATTGGGGGATCTGCCGATGCTTGATTTCAATAACACTCCACAACCTACCGAAACCAGCCGCGACATCGAACGGGAGGATTTGCGTGCCGAATTGCTGGCTCGTCTGGAATCGGTACTGGTCACGATGTTTCCGGCAGGCAAAAAGCGCAAGGGTAAGTTTCTGATCGGAGATGTGCTGGGCAGCCCCGGTGACAGCCTCGAGGTGGTGCTCAATGGGGAGAAGGCAGGATTGTGGACGGATCGCGCCACTGGCGACGGCGGCGACATTTTTTGTCTCATTGCCGGACATTTAGCGCTAAACATACGCACCGACTTCAATCGTGTTCTCGACGAGTCTGCCGATCTGCTCGGGCGCTCGCGGTCGGTGCCCATGCGCAAGGCCAAGAAAGAAGTTCCAGTCGACGACCTTGGACCGGCCACCGCCAAGTGGGATTACCAGGATGCCGCCGGCAGGCTGATCGCAGTGGTATACCGATACGATCCACCCGGTCGCAAGAAGGAGTTCCGGCCGTGGGACGCCAAGCGACGAAAGATGGCTCCTCCTTCGCCGCGCCCGCTCTATAACCAGCCGGGAATGAAGGATGCCGCGCAGGTCGTGCTGGTTGAGGGCGAGAAATGTGCGCAGGCGCTCATCGATGCGGGCGTCACGGCCACGACAGCGATGCACGGCGCAAATGCCCCGGTGGAGAAAACCGACTGGTCGCCCTTGGCTGGCAAGTCCGTGCTGATCTGGCCTGACCGCGACAAGCCGGGCTGGGAGTACGCGACGCAGGCGGCGCAAGCGGTTCTGTCGGCAGGAGCCAAGTCCTGCCACATCCTGTATCCGCCCGAGGAAGCGGCTGAGGGATGGGATGCGGCGGACGCCATCGCCGAGGGCTTTGATGTCACGGCCTTTCTCGCTCATGGGCCGCGCCTGCAGATGCACGACGTCACCGTGGCCACCGAGCCCATGGTCAGTAACGACGAATCGGTCTGGGGTACGGAGGACGCATTGGCCCTTGCGTTCACGCGGCGCTACCACCGCGACTGGCGCTATGTCGCGACCTGGGGTCGTTGGCTGGTGTGGGACGGCAATCGCTGGCGTACCGAGGACACGCTGGCCGCCACTGACCTGATCCGCAGTGTTTGCCGGCATACCGCCGTGCGCGCCGAGAACCCCAAGGTCGCTGCCAAGCTCGCCAGCTCGGGAACGGTCAGTGGCGTGGAACGTCTGGCACGGGCAGATCGCAGGCACGCCGCTACCAGCGACGAATGGGACGCCGACCCGTGGTTGCTCAATACCCCGGGCGGCGTGGTCGATCTCAAGACAGGGCGACAGCGCCAGCACGAACGCGCTGATCGCATCACCAAGATCACCTCTGCCACGCCCGGGGGCGACTGCCCGACCTGGAGGCAGTTCCTCGATGAGGTGACAGGCGGCGACAAGGAGTTGCAGGCTTATCTGCAACGAGTGGTTGGCTATGCGCTGACTGGCTCGACGCAGGAACACGCCCTGTTCTTCCTGTACGGCACGGGCGCGAACGGAAAGTCGGTTTTTGTGAACACCCTGGCCACCATCCTCGGTGACTACGCCACCAATGCGCCGATGGACACCTTCATGGAGACGCGCACCGACCGGCATCCGACCGATATGGCTGGGCTACGCGGCGCACGCTTCGTGGCGGCCATCGAAACCGAACAGGGGCGACGCTGGGCCGAGTCCAAAGTCAAGAATCTGACCGGGGGCGACAAGATTTCCGCACGCTTCATGCGTCAGGACTTCTTCGAGTTCTTCCCGCAGTTCAAGTTGTTCGTGGCAGGCAACCACAAGCCTGCCATCCGCAACATCGACGAAGCGATGAAGCGGCGACTGCACCTGATCCCGTTCACGATCACCGTGCCGCCCGAGCGCCGCGACAAGCATCTACAGCAGAAATTGCTGGCCGAGCGTGACGGTATCCTGGCTTGGGCGGTGCAGGGCTGCCTTGACTGGCAGCGACTCGGACGCCTCGATCCACCGCAGCAAGTGGTGGATGCCACAGAGGAGTATTTCGAGGCTGAGGATGCGCTGGGACGCTGGCTGGAGGAGCGTTGCGTGCGCGAGCCCAACGCCAAGTCGCTGACCGCCGAACTGTTCAACGACTGGAAACAGTGGGCCGACAGTGCCGGTGAGTTTGTCGGCTCGCAGCGGCGCTTCTCCGATCTCTTGATCACCCGCGGCCTGGAGAAGTGGCGCAACAGTGCGGGTGTGCGCGGCTTCCGGGGCGTGGGCCTCAAGGATCCGCCCAAGCCGGCCTACACCCCTTATGCCGACAACTGAACCCCATGACGACACAACGGCCTGACGCTTCCGACGCTCTACATCGTAACTCTCTATACGCGTGCGCGTGCGCGCGTCACGGGAAGTTACGACATGATCCGTCGGAAGCGTCAGACCTGCTCCCAAACAAGGACTGACACCATGACCACGACCATTCTCGCCCTCGATCTGGGCACCACCACCGGCTGGGCGCTGCACGGCAACGACGGCCACATCACGAGTGGCTCCGAGAGCTTCCGCCCACAACGCTTCGAAGGGGGTGGCATGC